GCTCAGAGCGCGATGCCTTCGATCGCTGCACTCGCTTCGAGGACGGCGATGTAGTCAGCCATTGCCCTGATCTGGAGATTATAAACTCCGCGAGGGCAGGTCGGCGTGAAGCTCAGTTCTCCTTTATCCCACTTTTCGAGCATTGCCTTCAGCTTCTGAAAGCGGATAACATTCTGATAATACTCCGCCTTAAAGCGCTCCTTGTAGTCCTCTGACTGCATCAGGTCAATTGTGTCTTTCAGTTCCATTAGATCATTTCCTTTCTGTTTTTGGGTATAAGAAAACCGCTCTCGTGTGAGGGCGGTTCAATCGAAAAGCGGTTCGTCCCATTTAGGGTTTTCGTCCCTTTTATTCGCCATATCAAGTGAAAATAGAATGATCGTTTCTCTCGACGGGTTTTCTCCGTGTTCAATAAAATCAATCATTGTTTGTTTGTCGTTATCGTTATATAGTAAATCAATTATCCCTCGAATAAACTCAGGGTCAGTCGAGAATCGCTTTAATAGTGATACCAGTTTTTCTTTCATTTGATTTTTCTCCTTGATATTACCCTATAATAACCAAATCCGTGGTTTTCTACGATATACTGATAGTCTCCGCAATACTTTATGAAAACTTCACTTGATTTTTGCTCTTCTGAAAGATTTGATGCAATTTCGCTCATTAAATGCTTGTATTCTCTTTTATTGAGCCTAATAGTTTTGAAATCAGATGATTTCTTTTTATATATCTTTCCGTCAAAGCTAACTTCCGATTTAATTATACTATTGCCTGTAGGTTGTGTCAAGTGTTTATTTGTTGCATCGGATATGTATTTTGCAATATAGTCGGGTAAATTGGGATTGTTTGTATGATAAGCTCCCCACGCTTCTGCCCACGCTTCATCTGTGGATTTCAGCATATCACATTTACTATCTTTGAGCCAACGTTCTGCGTCCTCGGCAAAGCCTTTGGGAATGCCTTTCTTGTCTGCATAAATGTGTCCCATTTCGTGAAACGCCGTACTTCTGCCGTCCTCGTTGAAGAACTGAGTGTGTCCGTCGTGCTTTTCGGCATAGACTTTGTTGCCCTCGACTTTGGACTTGTGAATCTTTTCAGGCGTCTTATATGCAGTGCTTATGCCAACTACATTACCGCCCTCAAAGTCATACTCGATGTTCGGATATTCACCGAAGTGCATTTGCAGAGCGTCAATATGTACGCCGTAGTAGTCCTTTTCTTTCCGTGAAAACTTTGTGCCTGTTACTTTCTGAACACCTTTTCCTGAGCCAATGTATGCAGGCCGTATATCTTCGGGAAGTGTCATAGCTGCTTCATTGAGCAGATTCGCTGTTTCAAGCGGTAAGTCGCTGTAATCAACGTGACGGACACCGTTTTCAAGAGCGATCTTCTCAGCTTCTTCAATAGTCTTTGCCTCAATGAATTTAAAGCGAGGCTCTGCTGCTTGAAGTTTCGCCCCGTCTGTCAACTCTCCGCCCTCAACATACTTCCCATACCACTCACGATACGTCATATCCGCCGGAACGGTCATCAGCTTGCCGGTCTCGGGGTCGCGGGCGCGGCGCTCGAGCTTCTGCATCAGCGCCGCGCTGAGAGCTTCAATGGTGGTGGAACGGCATCGGGGGTGCATCGGTGGATAGTTCGTCCCGGGGGCGGCATCCTCCACAGGAAATTCCTGCCCGTCCAGGTCGCGGCAGATCTCCGAAGTGTGACTGTCCAGCGTGGCGACAAAGCGGTATTTCTTGACATCAATGTCTTTGTATCGGGCAAGCTCCGCACTGTTGGCGCAGTAGCTGTGCTCCGTCCGTACAAGGGTCAGCGCCCGGGAGTAGGAAGCGTGGAACCTGTCCTGTATCTCCGCTGCCATTCTGCCGCTTGACTTGCCCGTGAGCACGCCCTTGAGAAGAGTTTGCCGGAGCTCTGCGGCAAGAGTATCGGTGTTCTGCCAGATGCGTTTGGAGTAATGCCTGCCGCTCCATGCCTGCTGCAAGATCTCCCTTATCATGCGCTCGGAGACCTTCGAGAAGCTGAACGCAATACCTGTGCGCTGCTGCATATCGAACACGCCGCGATAATAAGTGTCTCGGATAACTTGTTCAAGGCCTCTGTCAAGGCTGCTGTCAGCCTCCTGAGCCAGAGCTGTACACTTATCTCCGATGTCCTGAGAGAGTTCCTTCAGGCGCTGCATACGAGCTTTGTAAGCAGGCACATTGAGCTCCGCGATAAGCTCAGCTCGCTCCTTGTCGTCCTTGACAAGAGCTATCGCCTGTTTCAGCAGCTCTGTAATGTCAGCATCGCGATCTATAGGCACACGTTGCAGTATGCGCTTGGCTTCGGCGTCTGTGATGTCTGCCGAGAAGCTGCGGAATATTGCCTGGAGCTGCTCCTGTATATCCCTGAGAGCCTCAAGGTAAGCCGCTCCTATCCTGCCCGACACCTCATTCGATGAGAGCATGGCATAGTCCATGCGCTTCTCGGCACGCTTTGCCCAGTACTTGTCACTCTTCAATCAGATCATCTCCGTCTGAGTCCAGGGAGAACAGGTCGCTTTGCAGCTTCGCGGCCTGCTGCTTTTCGGCTGCAAGGCGTTCCAGCTCTTTCTCCGCGTCCTCAACAAACGGCAGCTGAGAGATAAGCGTTTCATTGCTGACCTGATCGGCAAGCGTAGCCACCATCTGTGCGAGCTCGGTATTGTTGGCAGGAAGAGTTCGCGACATAGTGATCTCGATCTCATCAACGTCTATCCTGCTGCCTCGCTGTACTGAAAGAACATTTGCAAAGCACCGCAGGCGATAGCGGAGCCCTTCCTTGAAAAACCGCTCCTTGACCTTAGCCATCATTTCAAATGCAAAGAGCTTATAAGCCATGGCCACGCCCGAGGTGTTCCCTGAAAATTTTTCATCAGAGAAGTCGGGAACCATTGAGATCGTATGGATATCCTCCTTGATCGCCTTGCGAAGGATCTCAACAGCAGACTCGTCGAGCTGCCGTGTAAGGAACTGTGCCGAGCCTCCCTCCGAAAGCTCCAGCAGACGATTACGCTTGACCGCCCTGAAGGTCTCGCTCTTTTCCTCATCAGAATCACCAAACACCTGCCCGATAATGACCAGCAGCGCATCAACGAACTGTTCCTTGTCGTTGATACGGTCAGAGGCCAACGTGTTGTAGGCATCTATGAGTTCGATGACTGCTTCAAAGTCGCCGCTGCAGATCGGGCTGTTCCAGATCTCCAGCAGCGGAACAAGACCGAAGTGGTGCTCCTGCGGCTCATCGACAGATACGAGCAGAAGCCTGCCGTCAAGGCGAAAGCTCTGCTTGTGATCCGCTGTATACAACATACAATCATAGCCCTTGAGCTTATCGTCGAAGTCTCTATCCGGTGTGTATGTAACGCCGAAAAGCTCGTTGTGCTGCACGGTATTATCATAAACAACAAATGCACCGAGCGGGTCGGCTTTGGCGAGCTTAGGCCGCGCAGGCTCACCGTTGTCCATGTATATCAGCTCGAACATTCTTCCATAGATCGCACCGTCCAGTGCAAGGTCTGCGTCCTGCGTTGACGCATCCGCTTTCTTCAACAGGTCTACTAACGGCTCTATGTCAGCCTCGGATTTGTAACTGACAGGGTTTCCCGTTAGATACCCCGAAGAGATATTGGCAATGTATGCGGCGTGATTTATCACGACCTTGTTGTTGCTTAGGCCGACATCTTTTTCGCGCTTGAGTATATCGTGCTTTCCCTCGTAGTAGTTTTTCAGCCTTGCCAGGCGGGGGACTGCCTTTTCATTATGCTTTTTCACAAACCTCGCCGCAAGCTCGGCAGAGATCTCTGTGCTTGGTGAAATTGTAAACATCATATTCCTATCCTCACTCTCAGATCACTCGTCCCGACCTTTCTGGCGGGAGTCAGTATCGTTGATACAAAGTATCTTTCAGCATCCATCGCATGGTCAAACTGTTTTATCGGCTTGTCATCGCCTCTCAAAGCAGCTGCCTTATCCCAGGCATAGGAGCCTCGCTCTCTTATCAGGTTCTTGCAGGTATCCATGCAGAGAAGCTTGTATCCGCCCAGCATACCGCTGACAAGCCTGATCCCGGGGACAACGGCGTTATCGGCTGCAAGAATATTGCCAAAGCCTCTGCGCTTCAGCGCTGCTATGAAAGAAGCCGCCGAAGGATCTATAATGATATATCTTACTTTTTCGGCGCCGATGAATTCCTCCATGTCGTTGACATATTCCTCATCGGTCTTCTGCCTGCCCCGCTCGCGGCTGTTCCAATAGTACTCCTTGGCAGCGATCCATTCTCCTGTTTTTGCTTTTACCCAGAGCAGGAAGCAGCAAGGATTTGTAGTTCCGTAATCGCAAGAAACGTACTTCGGCGCTCTTTCGTCGAGCTCCGGGAGGACGTGCAGAACATGGCGTTTCTCATCGAACATATCATAGATGATGCCGTCCGCTGCTGACCACTTTCCAAGAATGAAACGCTCGTAGAACACCCCTGAAAACATGGTCCGATACCGTTCTTTGGTTCGTTCGTCGAGGGAGAGGTTGTCGTCCATACTGAATGACAGATAAAGCATACGTTTTTCCTCGCGCTTATCTATCCATTCGCGCTTGAACCAGTGCGCAGGGCCTTCGGGGTTGCAGTTGAACCACAGCTTCGCGCCGCTGATCGAGCATCTTGCAGCGGCCTGATCAACGAAGCTCTGAGGCATCAGCGCGGCCTCATCAAGCAGCACTCCTGCGAGAGTAACGCCCTGGATCAGAGAAGCCGAGCTCTCGTCCTTTCCTCCGAAGAGATAAAAAACGTTAGCACCTGCCCCTTTAGTGACAG